AAACTCTGCTGTGACATTCTCAAAAATTTCTTTGACAACAAAGAAGTTACGTCTAGATTGGGAACTTTCAACTGAGTCTCTAGAAGACAACATTGAAGGTGCAGATCTAGAAGATCATATTGCACGTCTGATGGCAACACAGGCTGGTAATGATATTGAAGACTTGGTTCTTAACGGAAACACAGCTCTATCATCTGATCAACTTTACAAAGCATTTGACGGAACAGTTAAGCTTGCAAAAGCAAACGGTCACGTAGTAGATGCAGGTGGAGCCGCAATTAGTCGTGCTACATTTAATAGCGCATTAAAGGCACTTCCACGTAAGTACAAGCAACGTCGTACAGACCTTCGCTTCTTGTCAGGTTCAAACTTGATTCAAGATTACTTATACTCAGCATCATTACTTGGTGCAGATGGATCAGCTAACCCACAAGATATCGCTTCAAGCGTTATCCGTGGAGGCGTACAGCCACTAGGCGGTCCAGCAGGATACGTAGCACCTTTCGCATTTGGTATTCCAATTGTTGAAGTTCCGCTACTAAGCGAGACACAAACTGGCTCATACTCAGGAGCAACAGGATCACACGGTGACGTCCACTTGACATTCCCAAATAACGTAGTTATTGGTATCAAGCGTGATGTAACTGTATACCGATTCTTCTGGCCAAAGAAGGACTCAATCGAGTACACAATGTATACTCGTGTTGGCGTTCAAATTGAGCAAGCAGACGCTTGGGTAGTAGTAAAGAACGTTAAGATTGCTTCCTAATTAGGAATTAGTCTAAATAAAAGCCCCCAATTAATTTTGGGGGCTTTTCATTTGAATTTAGTAATGATATAATTAAAGAACTAGACTAAGGAGAATATATGTCATTTGAGACATTAAAACTATCTGAAATAAAAAAAATAGCCGAAGACTTTGGCGTAGACATACAAGCATTAAAAAGCAAGAACGATATCATTGCATCATTAGCTGAAGAAGGCGTGACATGGTCAATATATCAAAAGACTATTAAAGACATAGACGACAATAAAGAAGAGATTGAAGTTTTACCAAGATTTGATGCTAAAAAGAGTCAAGACAAAGATTCAGTTTTAGTTAGAATGGAAAGAGCAAATCATAGATACGATGCTATGGGATTTACATTTACAAGTACACACCCATTTGTAGCAATGTCTGAGGAACAAGCTCAAGAAATTTTTGATAGGGAGGAAGGTTTTAGATTAGCCACACCAAAGGAAGTTCAAGACTTCTATAACTAATCTAAGCCTTTTAATATGGCAGAGATATTAATTAATTCACAATCACCGATTGTCCATCAGATCTTTTGGAATGGTGACATTGCAGATGCTGACGCCTTGCCTGTTGTAAAAATATATGACGTAACGCTAGATGCAACAATTAGTCCTGCCGTACTATCAACAACCGTACTTAACACAATAACTTCTACCCTAGACGAAAATAATCCTGGGACATATTATGTTAACGTCCCTTATGCTCTTACAAATAGAAACAAGACATTAAAGGCTAGTTGGGAATACTCCGTGGGAGGAGTGGCGGTAGTAAGAACAGATGAGATACAAGTAATAACTCCATACGTAGATTTTAACTATATTCAAGATCTTGGATACAGCACAGATTCTTCAGACCCATCATATAAGTCTTACAAGGAATTAATTAGAGCAGAAAGATATGCTCGTAAGCAAATAGAGCAATACACAGGTCAAAAGTTTTATCTTTATGATGAAACTGTAATGGTATATGGGCATGAGTATGATACTCTTCCTCTACCAGCTAAAATAAATAAGTTACACACTTTGTCCGTAAACGACATATTGCTTTTAGATAACATCAACAATATTGACAACTGGAACTTTCCAGTTCAAATTTCTGAAAGCGGATATGGAATTAGAATTAATAGAGCAGGAATTGTAGACAATACCGTATACACTGCTAATGGAATGGTTCCTCCAAGCATTCACGATTATTCAGGAGTGTTTAAATCTGGAGTTCCCTACAAAGTATTTGCAAGATTTGGCTGGGAAAAAGTTCCTGAGAACGTAGAATTAGCAACAGCTGAATTGATGAAAGATTATTTTTCTAAAGATACTGTATGGCGCAACAAGTACGTAAAGTCTATATCGACATTTGACTGGGACTTTGAGTACAGGGGAGATGCCTACACTGGCACAGGTAATGCCCTAGCAGATAATCTTTTAGCCGAATATGTCTTAACAACTAAAGCAGAGATTATATAATGAGTAGCATCGTAGACTCTGTCTTGTCTATGAATTTAGATGTGTATAGACAGTCTGAAATTCAAAATGAAGATACGGGCGCAATTGTAAAAGAATGGAATTACTATAAAACAATTGCATGTCACGCAAAGGGTGTAATCAGCAACTCTGCAACGACTCGTTCTAGCGACAAACAAATATTTTCAAACAAGTATTTAAATGATCAAATCATCCAGGTAAGAACTTCTGAAAAATTAACGGCCAGAGAAAAAGTAACCAACATAAGAGATGTTGAGGGTAACACAATCTGGAATGAAATTAATTATCCAAACGAGACCCCAACAGTATTTGAAGTAATGGGAACAACACCAATGACAGATCCATTTGGAAGAGTGATTGCTTATAACTCATCCCTAAAGAGATCGGAGAATCAGCAAATTGGAATCTAACGCAATGCTTCTCCAGGCTGCTTCTGGTCTTGAAAGATTAATGTATAATAAAAATCCAAAGGGTGCTATTAATGATAGCAATGTGGCCCAGATATCAGCAGCCCTATATTACCAAGCTAATGTAATAGCCAAATTAAGCAATAGCAAAAAGTTTAAAAATTCTTTTAAAAAAATAGTATTTACTCAAATAGAAAAAGATTTTGGAAATTATATAGATGCTCAGGCAAGAACAAAGCCTAAATCATTTCACCATGTATATGAATGGAAAAAGTCTGGAAATAAGAATGCTAGATTATTTAAGTTAACATCTATAGATTCTGAAGGAATATCGTTTAAAATTGATTTTGAATTCCTTATGTCTAAGTCATTAGTCCCAGCATCAAATAGTAAACGTAGACATGTATTTGCAGCAAAAGCTTCTATCATGGAAGCTGGCATGCCCCTTAAAATTGCTCCACGCCATTCTGAGAGGTTAGTATTTGAAGTTGATGGTAATACAGTGTTTATGCCCAAAGGTGCCTCAGTGACCGTTAAAAGGCCAGGAGGAACTAGTGTAATGAATCAATTTAAATTACAATATTCAAGATTCTTTAGCGGGGAATTAGTAAACAGCTCTATTAAAAAATCTGGATTTAAAGAACTATTTAATTCAGAGTCACTAAGGGCTCTAAGAATTCCAGCCACAATCAGAACAGTTAAGTACTCATTTTCTCCAAATTTAATTAGATCAATGGCGGACGCAGCATCAGAAAAAGCATTTGGAGCGTCAATGATATGACAGTCAATTTTAAATTAGACGCTATGCTAGAAATAAGAAAATTCTTATGGGCAGAACTATTAGAAGCAAAGATATTTGATGAGGATGATTATTATAGCGATAACATAGGAAGTGCAATAGTCCCTATTATCCCAGTCCAACAGTCTCCAGAAATGAACCAATTTTTGAGTGGCAAAAAGCATATAATTTATGACAAGATAGGTCTTTCATATGAGGACAACTGGCTAATATGCTGTGAGCAAATTCTTTTTACAGTTTACTCCACAGATGTCTCAGAAATTAATGAAATAAGAAATTTTATGACCGACCTATTTAGGAGAATGGATGACTCTGCAAAAGATGTAAATAGGTTTGAGTCCCTAAATAACAAGTTTAAATTCCATAGTATTTTTATAGCCGATATATCCCCTACCGAACCCTCTGAAGAGCTAAAAGGATTCCTGTCAACAGACATTATTTTAGAGGCTAAATATTCAAGAATAACAGACCAAACTGGTCGATTCCTTTAAATTGCTTTAGACCTCATTATGCCGTATTATAGGACATGAGGAAAGAAGCCTAGCCAGCTTGAATTTAAGATTTAAATATATATATATATTGAAATATAGGAGGAAACAAAACTATGGCACAATCCGTAGGTAATGCAAAAAATATTCTCGTTGGTGCGTCACCACTGTTTTTATCAACAGTTGACGTAAACGATCAAGATTATATTGATAACGCAGAAGCAGGCGTAGCAATTGCTTCATCTAATACAACACCAGCAACAGTTGGTGTTCCAGCATTTTCATCAGGAATATCTTACACAACATCTTTAAACAATGTTAATCAAGCTGATGGTAAATTTGGATATCGTAACGTTGGTTTTACTAACAACGGTCTTCAAATCACATACAACCCAACATATGATTCAGTAACTGTAGATCAGTTGCTTGATACAGCTAAGCTGTTTAAGTCAGCAATGGAAGTTATGATTGCAACAGAAATGTCCGAAGGTACACTAGAAAACATTGTAGCAGTATTTGGACAGGCATCATCAACTCTAACAGACAATTCCTTGACTGGAACAGCAAACGTTAAGACACTTGGTCTTGAGGCAGGTTCTCTAGGATCAGCTCCAACAGAGCGTCAACTAATTGCAGTGGGTCAAGCACCTACAGCAACTTCAACATCATCAGAGCGTGTATATTATGCACGTAGAGTATTGTCTGTACAACAGTCACAATTCTCACTTGCTCGTACAACTCCAACTACATTCCCAGTAACATTCCGTCTTCTACCAGATGCGGACTACGCTGGCTCAGAATACGGCAAGATTATTGACCGTGTATTGGTAGCATAAATTTAATTAATTTAAATTATAGAGGCCCCCATTAATTTGGGGGCCTTTCTATTTGTAGTGATAATACCATTATGTTATAATAATTAAGACAATCCTAGGAGGATAAATTGGCTACAACAGTATACGACGTAGAAGAAATTGAACTTCAAAATGGCTCAAAGGTAAAGCTAAAACCATTGACTATTAAAGCTTTAAGAAAGTTCATGGCAGAAATTAAAAAAACAGAAACTTCGTCAGGAGAAGACGAAACACTTACAATTCTAATTACAGCATGTGGAATTGCAATTGAATCTCAGGTACCAGAATTGGTAGCTGATAAAGATAAACTGGAAGATGCACTAGACATGCCTACCATTAATAGAATTCTAGAAGTATGTGGTGGAATTAAACTTGACGACCCAAACCTTCTAGCGGCAGCGGTTCTGGCTGGTCAGAACTAGATTTAGCCGCTTTATTAGGAGAAGTTTTTCTTTTAGGTAATTGGAAAAATTACGAAGAATTAGAAGAAAGCCTCTCAATGCCAGAACTGATACAAACATTTAAGGCAATGCAAAAAACTGAAGATGAGAAAAGAAAATTCTTAGCATCTCTTCAGGGAGTAAACTTAAATGATGAACAAGAAAAAGAAGGTCCTACATTTGATGACATACGAAGAAGGGCTCTTGGAGTAAAAGCAAGCGGTAGCGATATACTATCATTACAAGGAAGCTTTGCCTCAGAAGCAGGATTCGGAATAAACGCAGGTTTAGGATACTCTAAGGAGTAAAATTATAGTAAATGGCTGAAGAACAGATAGTCACCCGAATAGTCGCCACGTCCGACTTTTCAAACCTTATCGCAGATCTCGGTAAGGTATCTTCAGCCTTAACTAATCTTCAAACAAAATTAAACGCAACAAATAAGAATTTAGCAGCACAAGTTGCTGTAATGAATCGTTCTTTTGCAGACACACTTAGAAGCACTGGACAATTTTCCACACACTTTGTAAATTTAACATCTGATGTAGATAAATTTGGATCTCAGTTAGACAAAGGCCAAATAAAATTAAAACAATTTTTTCAAGTATATCAAGGACATTTAAAAACTAATGGCGGATTAATTAGGCAATTAGCTCAACAACAAGTTCAATTACAAAATGCAATTCTTCAACCTCTTGGTAAAAATGCCGAAGGTTTGATGCAGTACAATGTTCACATTCCAACTGGTCTTGATAAGGTAAAAAGTAAAACAGCTTTAGCAAGACAAGAACTACAAATTATGAATCGTGTAGTTCAAGAAGGAGCAAACTCATTAATTAATTGGGGTAAGAATACTCAGTGGGCTGGTCGTCAATTAACTGTAGGATTAACTGTTCCACTAGCAGCATTTGGAGCTGCATCTGCAAAAGCATTTCGAGAAGCCGATCAAGAGTTAACTCGTTTAACAAAGGTTTATGGTGGTTTAGCTGCTACATCAGCAAGTGATTTAGGCAAAATAAGAAAACAAGTTACTGAAACCGCATCTGAATTATCTAAAGCATACGGTTCTTCATTTAAAGAAACAATTGCATTAGGTGCTGACATTGCTGCAACTGGAAAGCAAGGTAACGAATTATTAGGCTCAATTAAAGAAACAACTCGTCTAGCAGTTCTTGGTGAAGTAGATAGACAAGATGCAATGAAGGCAACATTAGCAATTCAATCTGCATTCAAACAAAATACTGATGAACTAGCAGAATCAATTAACTTTTTAAACGCAGTTGAAAACCAGACATCAACAACTCTTAATGACTTAGTAGAAGCAATTCCTAAAGCTGGTCCAATTATTAAAGGTCTTGGAGGTAGCGTAGAAGATTTAGCATTGTATTTAACTGCAATGAGAGAAGGCGGAATCAATGCATCAGAAGGCGCTAACGCTTTAAAGTCAGGACTTGCATCTTTAATTAATCCAACTAAAGTAGCAAAAGAAATGTTTGCTGGATTTGGAATATCATTAACTGACATTGTTCAAAAAAATGCTGGAAACACAACAAATACATTATTGGCATTACAATCAGCATTAGACAACTTAGATCCATTACAAAAACAACAGGCATTAGAACAATTATTTGGTAAATTCCAATTTGCTCGTATGAATGCTTTATTTGAAAACCTTGGAAAGCAAGGAAGCCAAACCTTACAAGTAATGGATTTAATGAAAGCAAGTTCTCAAGATTTAGCAAACATTGCTGGTCGAGAATTAAGTATGGTTACGGAATCCGCTTCTGGTAAGTACAGGAGAGCTCTTGAAGGATTAAAAGCAGATCTAGCTGTAGTTGGCGAACAGTTTTTAACAATAAATACACATCTAATAAATATTGTTAGTGGAATATTAAAATTTATAGATAAATTACCTGGACCAATAAAAACAATTCTAGCTTTCTTTGGAGGACTTACTGCGGTAGCTGGACCACTTATTATGCTTACTGGTGTTCTTGCAAACTTCTTTGGTTATGTAATTAAAGGTGCATCTCATTTTAGAGCTATGTTTAAAGGTGGAGAAGGCTGGAGACTCTTAACACCAGAAATACTTGCAGCAAATAAAGCAGGATCACTTGCAGAGCAAACATTTTACAGTGATGCTAAAGCAGCAGATATATTAAATCAAGCAATATCTAGACTGTCGGCCTCATATAATAAATTAGCAGCAGATGCATCAAATGCAATAATTCAAACAAATCCAGGCGTATCTACTATGGGTGGAACAAATATTATTGCTGGACAAAGAATAGTAAATCCTAATAATCCACTTGCAGGAAAACAAGGAACCAGAGCAGCGGGACATCATATTCCTAGATCTCAAATGAGTGAAACAGCTAGACAGTCTCAAACCATTCACTCATTTACACCACTTCCAATCCCATTAAATCAAAAAATAGGTGCAGTTCCACAAATATTTACTGAAGGTGATTTACCAAAAATTCCTGGCCTAACAACATCTGGTGGGGCCTCTACAGGAATAGTTGCTGGCGAAGCAGCCAAGTGGCATTCTCTTATGGGTACATTGTCTATGATGACAAAGAGAGAGGTTGCAGATTTAAAGAAAGAAATTGCTAGAACTGGAACATTCAGTACAGAAATAAATACTACATTCGGACAATTACTTCCAGCAATGACAAAATTAACAAGCAATGCAGCAGCAGAATCCGCATTAATTGTTCAACAATTACAGGCAGGAAAACTTACAGTAGATGCTGCTCGTGCAAAGATTGTTGCAATAAATGCACAATTAGAAACAATGATGGCGCAAACAACTACTCAAGTTGCTGCAGATCTTGGAAGAACTGCTAATTTAACACAAGTTCCTTTAATCAATCAGCCAATAGTTGGACCTACAGGTAAAGCAAACATTAAAGAAATCTTTAGACCAAATAGGCCATCATCAAAAATTATAGATAGAATTGCAAGAGCACTTGGAGTAAGAACTTCAGGCGGAGGATATTCTACTGAAACAACTATACCTAAGAGAATGAATGCTGGCGGTAGCGTAGTTCCAGGAGTAGGAAATACAGATACTGTACCAGCAGTATTAACACCAGGAGAGTTTGTTGTAAATAAAGAAGCAACTGCCGCTAATTTACCTTTGCTTATGTCTATCAATAAAGGTGCAGGAAATGGTGGACCTGGATATAATGATGGAGGAGCAACCCAATTACAGTCTGCTCATCTAATGAGATCTCGACAATTGTTAGAAGATCCATCAATTCAAAAAGCATTAGTTTTATCAGGGCAAGACCCAAGACGTTTAACAAGCTTAACATTTCAAGGATTTGGACAAGGAACGGCTGCTGCTTTACCTAGAGATATAAATAATTCAATGGCTATTTTATGGCAAGGATCTCAACAAGAAACTGCAATTAGAGTTGCAGAAAATATGAAATTACCTAGACATTTACGTGGAGACACTATTCCATTAACAAATAAAGATGCAGCACTAGCTGCAAAATTTTATCGTAGTCTTGGGCAAAACAGAATTGCTAGTTTTTTTGAACAAAAAAATTATCAACAAGATTTAGTAAAAAGAATTGCCTTAGCTAGCGCAAAAGCTAGAGGTGTTTCTGGCACAAAAGATTTTAGTTTATTTTACCAAGAAGAATTAGCAAAAACAGCTAATGCTTTTAAAAATGGTAACACTCATCAAGCAATTACAAGAGGATTAATTAATGAATTTATTGTTAATCCAAACACTGGTGAGTTTAGACCAGATGCTTTAAAGAAAGCATATGTAACAAATGTTTCAAGACAAAGAGTAAGAGTAAGCACAAACACCCCAGTTCCTTATGCAATTAACAGAGGTTCAGAAGAATATTCAGCAAGACAAGCAGGTAGATATGGCGGTGGCAGATGGTCTAACATGATTCCACTTGCATCTAGAGTTTTGTCTCGTGGACGAATAAAAATGAATCGAGGAGGACTAGTCCCAGGATCAGATACTTCTGGGCAAATGCCAGTTTCGCAAAGAGGGTCCTCTTTAATGGGAAATCTTGGAACAACAGTTGCGTATATGGGAGGAAGTACTGCTGGTGCAGCATTAGGTCAAAAAGCTGGCGGAAACTTAGGGTCTTTAGCTGGAATGATACTTGTCCCAACCATACTGCAATCTATTATGCAAAAGCTTGGTCAGGTATCTTCAAAAGGAGCATCAACTGCTGGAATACTTGGAAGGCTTGGACCTTTATTAGCAAATCCATATGTAGCAGCTGGTGCCGCAATAGTAGGAGTAACAGCAGCTTTAATTAAATTTAAA